GATAGTTAACAGACAGGCTAGCTGCCAATGCTGTAGCGTTTGCAACAAGTGTGCTTTTAATCTTATCAAGGAATAAATTATAGTCGTATGCCATGGACGTTATTATAGCATATTATTTGATTCATATATATTAATTAATGCCTGTTTTTGTTTTTCTGAAAATTCTTTGCCAGAATCAAGTTGTTTTCTTAATGATTCAATAAACTGTTCATCAACCCATTTAAAATCATCGTCATAACCTTGCTCTATGGCTTCTAGCATATCTAGATAATCATTCATGAAAATACCTCTCTTTTTAAATTGTACACACGCCTAAGTGCTTACAGCTTTTGAGTTGTTATGTGAGCAGTATAGTTTAAGAGGAATCTATTATGAACTTCCTCTGTAAAATACCTTGCCTTTTCTTTGTCACTAAACGCAAATCCAGAAAACTTTTTAATGCTATATTCTAAATTGCATTGTATTGATTCAAAAAGATCATTAATAGTCTCTTTGCTTTTTGGCGATTTTTCTTTATGCCTAAAAAAACTAGAAACTTGATCTTTGAACTTTCCGATAATTGAAATAATTTGATTATTTGCCTTTGATGATATGTTACCAATTTCTAGTAAATCCTTAGCCTTGTAACTTGACTGCATTAATGCATTATGAAAATTACACTCTTCCTGAGTCATTACGCTTTTTCCTGTCATTTCAATGTCCTTTCCTAGCTTGGCTTGGCGTGTGCTGTTTAATTATATCATACTATTTAGATATAAAAAACTTACCTAACGATTTTAGGATTAATGACATAGCCCCTTTGCTTAACCACAAAAACTTACGTGCAGTAATATACTTACCACCATAATTCTGTACAGCACCATATGAAATATTAGTACCTACGATTGCAGTATATTTGGTATTGCGTGGCCTGATAGAGTTTCTAAGCCTGCCTGTATCTTGTAATATCTTACCGCCTCGTTTAGTGCTTTTCCATTTACCGCTAGGTGATCGCTCTTGTGAAAAATGGCCCATTATATCTTTAAACATAAATACATTAGAGATAACACGCATTTCGCTTGAGGGGTTCTTTAGTTTCTTGACTGTTTTGTCTAGTCGTTTATTAAGACGGTCTAAGCCGTCTATTTTAATTGTCTCGGCCACTCTTTATATCATCTAATCTATCAGGATCAATTTCCCATGAAGTAACAGTATCTAAATCAGGAGTAGGGTAATAGCTTTGTGTGTTGCTTACTACTCGGCTATCAGCGTTCTTTTCTGGTAACACGGCACCATCAGTATTAACGATATCCATTTTACGGTCACGATAATCCTCAAGTTGTGTCATTACATCAACTTTTAAATCAGTAACCCAGTCGTTAGTGTTGTGAGAGTCGCTAGAAAACTTTGCTACAAACGTATAATGTGCAGCCAAGTTAATAGACATTGTCTCTACTACAGGCGGTACAGGGCTAAATGGGACTGTATAACGTCGTCCCAGATAACCGTTTATAATACTTTCAGCACGGTCTATCTTTTCAGTAATCAACAAAGAAGTTTCCGTATACCTTGAAACAGTTGACGTTTGTGGGAATATAGGAAACTCAAGTATGACCGATGTATTGGTAGTATAATTACCCATATTATTTCATTGTTTCCTGTTGGGAAATCCCTTTGTCTATTCTCAATAATCGTGTATGTCGTCCTCTAGGCGTGCTAAATACTTCAAATACTTTCTTATTTAACTTACCTTTAGTATCACGATACACGTAACTTTTTTCTTGTTTAGTTTCTTTTGCTTGTTCTTTTGCTTTAGCTTCATTTTCAACTGTATTTTCAGGACGCCCAGGTAGTTTTGTGTTATCAACCTCAACTTCTTGTCCTGCTACTGTCTCTACTACTTGCTTTCTTGATCTTCTTCTCTTGGTTTCAGCCATTCTCTTTTCTCCTTTTATTTTATTTAAGGGGACAACCTAAGTCATCCCCTTTAAATTACTAATCAGCGATTAGTTTACACCTCTAATTAAGTAACCAGATAAACTAGCTACTGCTTTTGAATCATGCATAGTAGATACTTCGATAACGTCACCTTTGACTTCATCATCTCTGTACTTACGTACTGCAAATGGTTTACCAGCATAGTTTGATTTAACAAACTGATAAAGAGCAGATGCACTTTTCAACTTAGGTCTAGGTTCCATATATCCTACGAAAGCATCAAGATCCCAAATATAAGAAGATGTTGCAGGCGCGCCCTCTACATTAGTATCATAGATTGCATTCCCAACAATAACATTTGAAACATCAAATACAGCTTCAATTAAGTCTGTATTGATAATTCCTCTTTCAGAATATTTGATTCTTTCTAAGATATTCGGATGGTTAGTTAACCCTTTCCAAGCCGCGTATCCTAAGATAACAGTGTTAGCCTTTTGGCCAGTTTTACCCATGATAACACTTGTTGCTGTAGCTACATCACCGATTGGGTCAGATGTATTAGTTAGCAAGTCCCACTTAAGGGTAGATGTTAACGAGTGGTTGTTAGAAAAAGAAGTAGTCGTAAAAATAACATTCTTAGCTTGTAATTCTTTTCTTAACATGATTCTACTTGTTAGATTTTCCATTGCGTCAACATCAGGCTGTAGCCCTTTGTCAGCGTTTGCTCTTGCTCTGTCTGTTACAACTTCCTCAAGAGAATGTTCGTCTAAACTATAAGTAGATGTACTAAGCGTATAATTAACACGGTTAGCTTTTGCCCCATCAGCTCTAAGCGTTTCAGGGATTTGAAAATGATCTCTACCAAATACATAGTATTTATCAGATTCTTTCGCTACATTAATAACAGGTAATTTATTATGAATAAATCCAGCTGTATCATTAGCATATTTTTGACTTAGGTTTGAAAGTCCAGGATTAAACTGGCTTAAACCTTGTGAATTTGCGTATGGCATTTTTATTTCTCCTTTCTATTTATTATGATGCTACCGTAGTAGTTATAGCAGAACTAAAGTAAGGGTTGAGATTAATCTCAACAACCGAACTAGTTCCAGCCTGTGATCCAACAATACAAGTACCAAGAACAAGAGCCACACCGTCAGTAGGTGTATCTCCCATTTTAACAGTACCTTCAGTAATATAACCTTGAGTTGTAGTTGTTTGAACATCAAGTTTAGCAACTACACCAGCAGTGATTGAAGCTGTAGCTAAAAGCGCTTTAGTAGGCCCAGCGGTTCTAACTGCAATCGATCCACCAGCAGCAGAAGGATAGTTTTGGGCAATCCCAATAAACGATCCGTAAACAGTAGTGGTGTTGATAATGTTTACTTCATTATCGCCACTCAAATATAAGGCTTTATATTGAGTAGTAGAAGTAGCCATTGTTGAAGTGGCTGCTTTAAAAGACCCATCAGGGTATCCGTGTACACTAGGCATTAGTATCGCCTCCTTTTAAATATTCGTTAGTAGCGTCTGAATAGTTTTCAGCTTTCTGAATATTTTCAGCTACCTTTTCTTCTTTATCTTCTTTGTCTTTCTTTTCGCCTTCTTCTGATTTCTCAGTAGTATCAACAACCTCAGCGTTTGATTCAAACATTTTAACTAATGGGCTTTCGTTAATGTCAGTATATGATTTAACTTCACCTACAAGAGCGTCAATAGCAAAATCTTTTTGAGCAGGTAAAAGTTTTTTACTTTCAATTAAACCTTCAACCTTAGAAACTATTTCGTTCTTTCTAGTTGAAAATTCAAGATCAGAAAAGTCTTTTTCAAGCTTCTTTGTTGATTCTTCTAATTCTGTAAACTTCTTTTCAGTTGCTTCCAGTTTCTTTGTTAGTTCAGCATTTTTAGCTTCTAACACTTTTAATTCGTCCATGTTCTTTTCTCCTTCCGTTTTTTGTTGGTCATAGACCTTGGTTTCGTCAGCAGTTATTTCGCTAACATACCTCTTTGTATATAATGCCTGAACGTCTGCTAAACTCCCAACTGCAGGAGTGTCACCGCCCAGTAATGCAACAGCTTTAAGGGCACGTTTAAAGACCTTGCCTGATTGGTCTTTTAAGTTCCAATATATCTCACTTGAAACTCTTTTATATGCTTTGTTTTTTATAAGCTCATAAATCTTCTTTGGCATATCAACAATATCAGCTAATAGCTTATCGCCTTGCACATAAATGTTTTCTATCCAGCCAGCAGCAGGATATCCATCTTTTTGTAATAGCTTTTGACCACCATCATGGCCAAGCTTAACAAACGGCTGTAACATGCCTTTAAGTTTAGGGAAGTTAGCTTCCATTTCTTTTAAGTCTGCTAAGGTATAATTATCATTATTCCATTTGCCAACTGCAAATATTTCAATACCCTTTAATTCTTTTAAATCAGAATAATTCTTAACGTCTTCTTTGCTAGAGTGTAATTTCTCTACCAATTCAGTTAATACGGTAATAGGATCTTTGCTTTTCCTTAAGGCGATCATTTCAGTTATCTTATCAGCCTCAATAGCCCACTTTTGAGCATCAGCCTCGTTCCACATTTCTTTAATAAATAAATAAGAATGAATAGCTACAGTTTCATCGCCTTTAGTTAGTGCGGATACTGCATAAATGCCTAGATTCATGTCAATCTCAGTCATATTAAAAGAGCCATCTTTAAAATCAGACGAATCTTTTTTCTTAACACGGATATAATGATCAAATAGATCAGTATCTGCTATATCATATGACTTTAATTCTAGGGGCATGTTAAGACCTAATAAGTTATTTTCTTTGAAAAGATTCTCTTTGTTCTTTTATTATAACATATATTTATTTAATACCAGGTTTTTTTAACTAAAGCAGCAGTAATACCAGTAAATACAGCTATTATCCATTTAGAGAACCTAACAGCTCCAGTAAGTTCGTTTATCTTTCTCTCGTGGGCGGTAACTAAAGTTATTAACGGCTCTAGTTTTAATAGTGTATTCTTTGTTACAGCAATATCTATCGCTATATCGGCTTGCCTTGCTGTAATGTCATCTACTTTATCAAATAATTTTCTGTGTTCTTCGCTGTTATTGTCCATTATAAATCGTCAACATTATAATAATTGTC